TAGATGTAAGTATGTCCAGAACTATTTAACCCACCAGAAGTTCTTAATTTAAAACCATTACTTACAAAGTCATATCCTGTTGATGTACCTTCTGCATTACTTAAATTTGGATATAATGGTTTATTTTGAACATTATATTCTGGTCTTTTATTATCATAAGTAATCCAGTTTGAAACTTGTGTTGTACTTTTTTGAATTACAATCGCAGGTCTAAACCCTGTATAGACAAATGTTCCGTCACTACTTCCGTTTCCTGCATAACTACCGAATTTGGAGTATCCTTCTACGGAATGAAAACAATAAGCAACATAGTTATCACTTGAATTATTAACAGAACTACTTGCGTTTACAGAAAACACAGATGATGTGGGAGCAGTGTCATTCCAAATAGTATTACTATCAGCAGTTGCGTCTGTTCCGTTAAGTCTAAGATAATCGGTTTCTGGAGCAGATGTGTTTGCAGAGTGATAAACTGCCCAAAACCTTGAACCTGCACCTTGTGTTCTGCTTTTCACTATAATCATATCAAGAGGATTAGATAATCCGTGACCAATCGTACCTGCACTTCCTGTTCCTGTATAAGTAACTACAGAAAATCCTGCAGTAGTATTCGCTTGAACTGTTGAGGTAATACTTCCGTCTGTGTTAGATGAGGTAGTACCACCATTGGCTTTCCAGTTCCAAGAAACTGCCGTATTTGAACTACTAAATACTGATGAGGTAAATCCATCTGAATTAAAAGAACTTAAATATGTAGATTCTGTTGCTTCTGCATCTGTAGTATTAGGTTTCAATGATTTAGTAGCACCACGAGTAGAATCAAAAGCACGATGGTTTCCCACAACATTTCTTGATTTTAACCATACCCAATCTGGTTGAAATCCAACATCTACATTTACTGCTGAACCAGTACCTGTCCAAATAGCAGTATTAAAATATTGACTCCCATCATCAATCGTAGGGGATAATTCTGTTGCTAGGTTTTGAGTACAGAGTGCTAGATAGCCACTAGGGGGTGTGTAATAGAAATCACCATAGCCATTTCCGTCTGAATTATTTTGTCTTGTTTCTGTTCCTGCGAATGAACTGTCTTGTCCGAAGTTAAATGTTCCTTCTGCATCTCTGACAGAACTGTTATCACTTAAAATTGCAAAATATTCAACATCAATAGTATATGTTTCATCAAATACTTCTGAACCATTATGAAAAACTTTAAAAGTTTTAGCATCAAAATCAAATGCTAAACCTATAATATCATTATTTGCCCAAGTGACTGTTCCAGTAGTTGCAGAATTATCTACCATTTTACTTACATAACCACCAGGTCCAGTTCCTTGAAAATACATTCCTTGTTGAGAGCCACCATCAATGTCTCCGAAAACCACTCTTGGTGTACCTGCTAAATGTCTAAATTCAAAATACCATTTACCTTGAGTTAGGGAATAAGTTGAATAAGCATATCCACTAATTGATGTAGCACCTGTTATTTTTAAATTACCTTCAGAAAAAGTATGATTAGTTCCTACTGGATTAGGAATTAAAGGATTCATAGTACAAAAGTTATTAGTCGGTGTATCTGTTGTAACATCCGTTGTTCCCGATAAATTCGTTGGAGTCCATGTGTTATCATTCCCTGAACTATCCTCACCCATGTTTCCCGTGTTGTTAAACTTTAAATAATAACCAGCATCGCCAAAAGTTCCTTCGTATATTTTAGGTTTCCATACGCCGCTGTTTTCATCAAATTCACCAAAGTCAGATGCTTGTAATTGTTGTCCGTCTATTTGATAATATTCTGCTAAGTATCCATCATAGTAAGATGAAGTGCTTACTTTTGTGCCTATGTATCTAGTGTTACTTGTTGTATTTAAAGCAAAATCATAATTTTGAGAAGGACCTGAGTTGTTGTGAAAAGATGTTTCTCTAACACCATTAACATAAATTTTTACTCTGTCTGTTTGAGTAGAAAGAGTTGAGTCGCAAGCAAGTACAATATGATACCAAGCACTACAATCTCTAAATAATCTTTGTGGTCTCCAATAAAACTGTGCGCCACCACTTTCAAAAAAATAAAGTGTGCTATCAGAAAATAAAGCAAAAGCATGATCACCACCAACATCTAAAAAACCACTGTAATTACTTTGAGGAATTGCACTTGGTTTAAACCAAAAAGATACTGTAAATTTTTTTGAGCTAGTTACTGTACTAAAACTTTTACTTAAATAAGGACTATCTCCATCATTAAATCTTAATGAATTAGAAATCTCATAAGGTAAAGGAATATTCGATCCAACAACAGGAAACGTCATTACAGCTCCTCTCGTTTAATCATTATCTTTGCGTCTTGGATTCCTTGCTTTGCCATGTCCATTGCATCCTTCGCCATCTTACGCTCGCGCTCTAGGTCTGTGTTCTCATCATTAATCATGACCTTCGCTTCTTCTAAAGACATTTCATCAGAATGTTTCTTGGCATCTAAAGCTAGTCTTGCTTTACGCAATTCTAAATCTTGGCGTTGTAATTCAATCTGCTGTTCAGATGTATCTTTCTTTTCACCCGACATAATCTTTTGTTTCTCTTCATCTAACTTCATAATAGAATCCGAAGCATTAGCAGTTAGCAGTGCAATTTGATTTTCCACTTCAGGTGGAAGCGGTTGTCCCGACATCATCGCTTGTACGATTTGCGGGTCACCAATCATTTGTGCTACTTCGTTTCTGTACTTCATTGCTAAGTGATCTTGGATATGTGAAGCCAGTGTTTGAACCATCACCACATTTTCTTTGTATGCAGGATTCTGCATCATCGAAGCATGAGCTACAATGTGAGCGTCATGGTTTTGATCTGGGCGTGGTCGGATGGGGGCACCTTTCATAGCTGCCATGTTTTCCGTTACAGGGTCAGCAGAGATCGGTTGTTGTTGTTGCTTCAAATATCTTTGAGGCTCATCAATACCCATCGCGGCAAACAGTTCCATTCCAATCTGCTCCATGTTGTATGCATTAGGATTCTGTTGTGCAATCTGCATGATCGCATTAATCTTTGCAATACGGTGTGCCTCAGTCGGCATGTTCGGATCAGAGACAGGAAGAACGTCAATTGATTTTAAATTAAAATCATTTTTGAAAACTTGCTGTGCACCACCTGCGACCTCATACGGGTACAGATCAGGAAGATACTCAAAATCTAATCTCGCTAAGATTCGCAGGTCTTTGGATTGGGCGTTATGCAGACGCTTGTGCACAGCGCTGAACAACTTAGAACTTTGCTCAAGCAAAGCCATGGTTGTACCAACAGGTCCATAGTTTGACGCTTGGTCTACTATGTTGTCGGTCGAGTCAGCAAACTCTTTTGCAGCATTAACAACATACTGCATTAAATTAAATAAAGTTCCTGAAGGTTCTTTGAATGGTAAAGGTTGTAATGATTTACCTAAGTCACCCGCAGGACTATTAACTTCTCTCCACTCACCAGGTGCGATTGGCTCGTCTGGTGCTAACACTCGTAGTCCGTGTGCTTTGAATCCGCCAGGTAAATTTGCAAATGTACCTGCATCTACTAATTGTCTCATAGATGATGTTGCGGTTTTGGTTAAGCCTCCAATCAAGTGTAAGTATCCATAACCATAGAAACCTAAACCAGGAATCATGTAGTAATGGGTGAAGTATAATTTCTTTTCTTTTTTGAAATCGTCAGCATTCCAGTTTCTTCTGATTGCTAAAACTTTTCCTTCGTCTGTCATGTGAACAATGTAAGGAAGTTTTAATCCATCGGGATCTTCAAAACCTGGTAAGTCTAAGTTGACGTGCATCTCTAAAATTTCTACACGGTCTGTATCACCATATGGTTTTGTGACACCTAGGATTTCATCAGATGCTTCTTGTGCTGATGTTTCATCTAAGTAACTTTCATTGACATCTACATCTGCAAATGTTCCAGCCATCTGAAACTTTTTGATTTGATTCATAGACATAGAATACTTGTGAGTGAATCGCTCAGCTGTTTCTAAATCAGATGCATAGTAGTCAATATAAAAATCTTGTGCTTTAACATATTCAGTACGTGGTCTTTGTAATGCTGTGTCCCAATATGTTTTCTTAAATGCAGAACCATACAGCGCTACATAAAATAATAAACGGTCAAGCTCAGGACCGTACTCAGGCATTTGAATTTGCGTTTGGTAATTCATAAAGTGACGCACACGATTTGCCTGTTCCATTTTCTGTTGAGTTTGTAAACCAACAATTCGTGTACGCACTGGACCTTCAGTGGGAAATAATTCTTTGTATGCTTTTGCTTGGAACTTTACAACTGCTTGAGATAGAACAGGATGAGAAGATGCGCAGGCACCTGGGAATGGCTCATCACTTTCTTCTGCTTTGAAACCAAGAAGGTCTACACCCTCTTCAGCAATTGAATCATATTCATCACGCGATTGTTTGTCACGTTCAAAAGAATCTTGTAACTCATTCGCAATCGCGTTGAGTTCTTTTTCATCTATAAAATCTACGAGGTTCGCGTCGTGTTGCATTGCATCGGGGCTCATCTCCATCTCATCAAAGAGACCCATTGCTTCTGCTTCCTCCATCATCGCTTTGTCTTCCAATGTAATTTCCGCGCCACCGTCTGGTGTCACCATTACATCTGTATCTTGCTCTGGAGTTTCTGGTAATTCTTCAAAGAGAGTTAGTTCTTCTCCCTCTGGAATGTCAAAATTTTTTTCTACTGCCATAAATCAATCCTTAATAATAACGTCTGCGTTTTCTATTATACACTGATGACTCGTCTAAGTCAAGCCATGAATTATCACTATGTTCTAAATAACCACCATTACGAACATAGAGAACTGCTTGCGTCACAGAGTCCACAATATCGTCATGAGGTCCAGATGGGAACTGGCGACACTCCTCAATAGTTTCTTTTGCCCACACTTTGTCTAGTGGTGCGTAGATTCTAGAGTTATGAAACAAAGAACTGATAGCATATGCTCTAGATACTTTGTCTCGGTCAGGTTGATACTCTTGAATAGGTAAACCTGCTAGTCTTAGGTCTTGAATCAAAGATTGACCTGAAGCTTTTTTCTCAATCACGATAGAATCTGGCTTGTGCTTCATGTATTTGTCTACCGCTTTCTGTCTGAGTGTAGGAAAATCCCAGCGACCTTTCTCCATTCCTAGCAATACCATGTTTGCCATACTTAAATCGTCTTTCTTAAAGATTCCCCACGTGGTAACCACAGAATAGTCTGCAGTTGTGCGGGTAGAAAACGCTGTATCCCAGGATTGTATGATAAAATCGCACTCTGGCGGGTCTTCACTGCTCCAATCTTGCCAGTAATCTACCTGAATGATGCCACCTGTCTCGGATGATGGGCTTTGTAAGTACAATGCGTCGAATTTAAACGGGGGTGTGTTGTTTTTTGTGCGTATAATGTCCTCTGTTGACCAGCAAAATCCATTTTCGCGGTCAGGTGCCCCCCAAAAAGACTCGCCAAGCTTGGGTTCGGGGTAAGTTTCTGGTAAATATCCTTGTTCAATCAGTGCATCACGCGCATTTGTAAGTTGTTCTGCAGATTCTGCAGTATTTAACGCAGGGATTCGCACCACATTCCACTTATCTGCTAGGGGTGAAGCCTCTTGTTGCTTTAACAAGTGACCTGCTAGGTCATTTTCGTGCCATCTTGTCATCACGAGCACTACTTTTCCGCCTGGCATTAGTCGTGTTCGTAAACCAGAGGCGTACCATTCGTTTAATTGTTCACGTCTAGTCTTAGAAAACGCATCTTGTTCTGATATGGGGTCATCAATCACCGCTAAGTGCGCACCGAAACCCGCGATACCAGAGCCAGAACCTGCAGCCAAGAAGCTGCCAGCTATTTTCCCGCTCTCTTCCAGCGCCCATGAGTTCGCCGCGCGGTTATCTTTCTTGATTCGTACCTTGGGGAAGATAGTATTGTAGGCTGTGGTGTTGATGATGTCTCGAATTGTTCTACCAAACTTGGTAGCCAAGTCATCTGAGTGAGATACTGCGATTTCTTGCCAGTAAGGATTACGCCCCAGCGCCCATGCTGGGAAGTATGTTGAAGTGATAAGCGACTTTGAGGAACGCGGGGATACGAATACCATGAGTCGATCCGTTTCGCCCGCCTCTAGTTTCATCAGCTCGTCACATAACAAACGGTGATGCGGTCCCACATTGAAGCTAGGATTCATTAGCATCACAAATGCCAGCAAATCATCACGTGCTTGTTTGACTGCTAGCCTAGTTGCCGCGTCTCTATCTTCTTTAGTGGCTTGAGTATTAGTCTGTGATGTAAGCAACGCCGCCCCACAAAACTATTTGAGAATAAGTATCCACATCTTGTCCTGTGTACAGCTCTAACCTTGGTGTTAAAATCATTTCTTTTTGTCTCCTGATACTACTTTAAGTTTGGGTGTTGCGATTCTCTTTAATCGCTCCACGTCACGCTGGATATCTTCTTCTGAGTTACCTGATGCAAATGCATTCATAATGGTTGTTTCATTTACTGTCTTGTCAGTCCACAATGCTTTGTGTTTACCTAACAATTCTAAACTTCGAATCGCCGCGCTGTAGTCCCCTTCTTGTTCGGTCGCATCTGCGATACGCACTAAGCGGCGTAAGATGTCATCCGCGTCAAGCTGTAGCCTGCGCATTGAATCTTGCTTGAGCTCCGCCACACGCTCACGTATGCGATCCATTTTCAAAAACTGATAGGACTTCGCGTCTGCCACTTTGTCCGAGTAGCCCGCCCGCTTTGCCGCCGCCTTTGAGTTTAGGTCTTTAATGTATTCCTGACAGAATAGCTCTTGCCTGCCTGTCAAGCGTTTCTTTTTATCCATGTGAAAAAATTATAACATAGAGCCCTTGTATTGACAAGGGGTGTTATGGTACCATTTCACTATCCCGCTTCGCGGGTGTCTCCTGTAAGAGAGGGGGCTTTGAAACGCTGACCTCACTCGGCGTGCCCCCTCGCACAAAAGACCATGGGTTATCATCGAGTATTATCAAACGCGCAAATCAAGAAACGGATCAGCCGCCTGTTGCGGGTATTGTCTCACGGCTTAAGCCCCAATCAATTCGCCGACCTGCTGGCGGACTTCCTCAGTCAAGGGGGCACGCGAAAATCAGACAGGGTCGACCTCAGCCTCAAGGACTACATCGATAGCTCCAAGCGCGAAAACAAACAATCCTGAAATTTTGCTAAAATTTTTTTCGGTGCATATGTATGTATGGCAACTGCGTGTTTTTTGGGGGTGGGGGTTTCCTGTTCTTACCACACCCTAGTAATCTAATACACGCTCCAACCTAAGTAATATTTTATTACCACAGTATATCGTTCATATATACTGAACAAACTACGAACACCTGACCAAAAACCCATGCGACAATTTGGCTATATACTTTTCTTTTTAGATATGCTCTAATTGATATATGGAAAATACATTAATGAAATCTAAATCTTACGGTTGGCTCAAGCGTAAGGTTAAAAACAGAACTAACAAAATCTACATGGGACAAAATGTCGCACCTGTGTATAAAATATGGCAACTTGACGCAGTCTGGTTTGCGAGACAAATCGCCACAGTTGACAGATAAGTCTAGATGATAGCCCCTTCGGGGGCTTTCACCTACACTTGTAGGCATGAAGCACTGATGCGTGAAAATCGTAGGGGAGAGGTGCGACCAAAATTTGGTGCGACACTATGCCACATTGACAGTATATACCGACAATATATCGAACTTTTTTCGATATATAGGTGCGACAAATATTGTCTTGAATAATCTGGTAGATATGTTCTAATGATCCTACTTTTAACAACTGATTTAATAGATTTTTTAAATAGTCATTTTAAAATGTAGATCGATCTCATTGGCTATTTATTATGCTATTAAACGGTTGTTGAGGGTGCGACAGTTTTG